CTCTGGTTTAATCGCAATCTTTACTTTTCCAAACTCAGGAGGATTATCTTCTCTCCGAGAGTAACAATATCCATCTGTGAAATAGATTGCCACATCAGGATAGTCATCATGGTCAGTTTGCTCAATCAGATTGAAGAAAGGGTCAACCTCTGTTCCGCCACCTGATAGAGTACGCATCTCAATCTCTTCGCCCTCACTTACTTTAAAGACATCCCAATAGTCATCGAGGTCTAAGTCATCATGCATATGTTTATCCTTTGGATTAACAACAACATGATTTGCATAGCATATCTTTATAGTTTTGATTTGAGGAAACTCACTAACGATTTGGTCAACATTTTTTACAAATGATTCCCTTTCCTCTTGTGATACTGAACCTGAGATATCAACGCAGATTGCAAGAACTCCTGATTGAGTAGGTCTCTTGCTTGGCAGATAAATATCTTGAGCAAGATATCTTCTGTCGTATCTTCTCCAAGATGATTCATCACTATCCAATGTTGATAAGAAATATTCTCTCAACAACTGCAACCATGATATTGGCTTGGCAAGATTTTCTTTTGCGTCAGATATTGCATCATATCCACCGCTCTTACCCATGCTCTTCTTGATGATATCTGATTGATTAATCTTATCTTGTATTTCCTCTTCCTCTTCAGCAAGAGCATCTTCATAAGATGATTGTTCAGATTGTTCAGATGGCTCTGAAGAAACATCGCCACCTTTCCCATCTTCATCGCCACTTGGTTCAGGTAAGTCTTGAACATCGCCACCAAATTGGTCAGGGTCAAGGTCATCGCCTGTTGGTGTGCCATCCTCATTCTTATCTTGGTACTGTGTGTTGCCATCTTCATCTTTCTCTTTGTAAAGAGCAGAGAAAATTTGTTCAGCACTAAGACCCTTGTAGTGTCCATGCTCATCATAGATAGCACCCATGTCTTTAAACATTTGTTGAATTCTCCAACCACCGACATTGAAATTCCTACACTCATCCAACTCTTGGATAAGTCTAGAATTAATCATCATGTCAGTAGCAATGTTCCAACCTTTTGGGTCTCTATCTTTTCTACGAGTATGGTGCAAGAAAAGTACATGGTAAATTTCATGCAGTACAATAACCCTAATTCGTAATCTTGATTCCGCAAGACCATTCTCTTGGAAGATTTGATATACTCTATCAGGATTATACTTGATTGACTTTCCATCTGTTGCCATCAGGAAATCATGTTTAACATTGCCATCTAATTTTAATGGTAATGCTACAGCAGTATAGCCGAAGAAATTCTCAACAATAAACTGCTTTGCTTTTATCATCTCTTTGTCAATATCGACATCGACATGAACTTTAGTAACTGTATTCGTTTTCATAATTAAACCTTTCATGTTTGTTAATAAAATTACCTAGACACATAAGTATTCTGTATGGAATATTTATAGAGGGCAGATTGCTCCGCCCTCTATTAAGAAATGATTAACCAACTAAGTCTTGAAAGTTTGCAATTTCATCGTCAGTTATTTCATCTTTGGCATCGGAAAGTTTTTCAGCAACTTCTTTTCTTTTGCTGTCATCCTCTCTGAGATTTTCAACAGTCACTCCATTGAGAACTTGTTTAGCTTTCTCAATTGACTTAGTTAAATTCTCACTATCTCCTAGAAGATTACTTTCCAATCTGTCCTCAACCACTTGAACAGTCTCGCTCAAATTTGTGAGCAAGGTATTTCTAAATGGTGCAGATTTTTTATCCTTAGGATTATAATTGATACAAGCATTAATAACTCCATCAAGACCTGAGGATAAAACATCAAGAGAATTCTTCGCAATGTTCTGTCTGAAATCAGATTCTTTTCTTCTCTGTGTTTCAGAAATCTTTGCGAACAATTGAGACTGACTTGGTTTCTTCCAAGAAGAATAATGGTCATCCTTTCTGTACCTCTCATCGAAGACTGAGTCATCCAACTCTTCTTCAATGTAAGGTGCTTGAGACCAATCTGCTCTCAGATGGAAGAGACCTTGTTTCCAAGTCTTCCCATCTTTACCCTCAAAGATTTTCCAATTCTCATAGTACGCAGTAGAATTATCCAATTCCTCTTGGGTCAGAGGTCTGTCTGCAAAATCTTCAACAGATGGATAGAGGTCAACATCAAATCTTCCACCAAGTGACTGCTGTGCGTCAGCAACATATTGGTCAAAATTTTCAGCGAAGTCTCTAACCCATTGATTGAATTCATCTGCAAGAGAATCATATTCAAGCATCACTCTTTCAAAATGAGCAGTCAAAACAAATAGCTGTTTGCCTTTCTCATTTGGATTATCAAAAGGAAAAGAATATTTATCAATTGCATGATGAAAATTCCTAACTCTATTATTAAATTTCTTAGGGATTTTAGAATCGATAATATTCTTAGAGACCTTTAACCAATCTGCATCTGCTTGATACTTGGTAGCAAGAAAATCTCTTGCCTCTGCATCAGACTTAACAAATGATGGAACAACAGAAGTAACTTTCAGTAACCCACCTAAATCTGCAAGTGAGGTATGAGCATTATCAATCTGTACTCCATCAGAATATATTTTCTTTTTCTTAGGCATAATAATTTTCTCCTTTCTATTAAAGATGGTTAGTTAATTTTAAATCAGTAAAAGTTTTTGTGTCTGCTAACTCAGGCACTCTTTCGACAAGAGTAGTAGCAAAGACATTGGCATATTCTGAAGAGCCGAACTTGTTCAGATAGAGCAAAGAATTTTTGAATTCTTTTTCGCTCTGAACTTTATTCGCAAGACCAAAAGTCACAAGGCATCTTGCACCATCTTCATCATCGCCAACCACACGAACCTCATCAGGATTTTTTAGTATCTCTTTTATTGATGGGATTTCTTTCACAAGTTTTAAGAAAGATTTAAAACTTGTTCCAACATCTAGACCAACAACAGCAGAGAATATTTCCTTATCAGTAAGACCGCAACCTTTGTAATCTCCATCCAAAATATTTTTATATTCATCGGATAGCATTTCAATTGTTCTCGGTGTTGAACCAATATGTCCACGAGGTGCGTCATGCAATGTGCAAAGCATTTTGTTCGATGCTTTAATGAAAGCAAGTACATGAGGATGAACATCATTAGCACTTGCCCATTTAATCCATGCATCAGCATCAGGTTCGACATTTAATTTATTCGTGAACCTATCAATCAATGGTTTCAATAATTGATTTGCTCCCGCTTGGTCTTGTGTCCGATTCCATGCACCGAGAATTGTCCAATCCTCAGGAACATAACAACCATTGATACCTCTGTTCCTTGTCATAGCCATCGCAAACTTTTGAACATCATTATCGCCTTGAGATAATTCATCAAAGACTAGTACACCTTTTCCTCTTTGCGGAATAACCTCATCATTGAAAGCATATTTCAATGAAGACTTATCCTCACTCGGAGTCGGTATCGATAAATCACTAGCTGTTACATTAGAACATTGGATAAGAGAAAATCCGAATTGCTTGTCTGTAGGGTTTGTGCTTTCCACCCACTCGAGACCCAACTCTTCAGCATACTCTTTTGTTGCTTGGATGATGGCTTCAGTTTTACCGACACCCGCACCACCTGATAGTCCGATAGTGACTCGGTCATTACCAATTTTTTTCTTCTTATGGTCAGACCTTAAAGATTGTAAGATTTTATTTTTCGCTACTGCGATATTTGTATTTATAATATTAGGCATAATTAATTTTCCTCTATGAAAAAATTTAAAAAATAAATATTCGATATGGAATATTTATAGATTGAAACAACTCAACCTAGACACTCAGACCGCATGAGCATTTGCTCATGCACCACTACATAATCCAATTAATAAAAATAATAAAAGATAGCAGGATAATATTCTCATCAAACTATCTTGTGCTTTTTGAACTCTACCCATTAAGCACTCCATCTAAGATATAATTTTTCAAAGACAGGAATAAGCAGAACAGGAATAATGCACCCGATAAATATTCCAAGAACTTTGTCATGCATTGTCGGGTCAAGAACCGAACCAAGAAAATCAGAAATAGTATTTCCAATTGCTCCTCCTACTATCGCACCAAGACCGACACGCATATCATTTTTAAGCACTCCAACTTGAACAAGAAAGTCTGAGATTTTCTTTTCCATATCCAATCCGATATAAGCGAAAATCACAAGCACTCCATTATCCACTAATCCAAAAACTGAACCATCCATAATCAACTCCATAAATTTTGTTATTGGGAAACCCATACAGCTAAAATTAAAATGGGGTCAGCAAGAATTCACTAACCCCAAATTAAAAAGTGTTTCGGTGCTATTTTATTTTTACAATGACTGCACCACATAACTGTTGCTATGTCCGATTTAATTCGGTCATCAGTAGGTTGGTCATTGGAATGTTCATCCTCCATCTATCTATCGGGGATTATCACAGTATGTCTTACTGCTCTCGGTGGGTTCGCCACCATGTAGCCACTCTTTCGAGTTTGTTACCCTTACAAGCATCGACCTAACAGACAGTCGACCTTTCATCAGCGAGAACCTAATCCCTACACTCGGTAAAAAATTGTCAGAAGAAATCCACTCAATCCTCAACCGCGTATCGTATCTTCACACCACAATTTCTACATTCACATTCGGAGGGTATTGTGCAGACCCCTATGTCAAGACCAAGCCATATAACTACGATAATCATCAATGAACTTGCATTTACTAAAGAGCATTTTTAGTACATCTAGTCAACAATTAGTTAACGAATTAGTAAAGAATATTGTCGGACATTTTTAAATATTCTGTATGGAATAGTTAACCCTGTAATACTGCTTGTGTACTGTATTCCCTTTAGTATATTTTTATAACAACTGAGAGGAAGAAAATGTCGAAAGAAAAAGATGATGAAAAAAAATTCAACCCACGAATAATTGATGGCGGAAAATTACATCCAAAAGAATCGAAGAAGAAAAAACAACTCACTCCGAAACAGGAACAGTTTTGTAAGGGAATAGTTTTTGACAAGCTGTCGGCAAGTGAAAGTTATAGACAGGCATATTCAACCGACAACATGAAACCATCTTCAGTTTGGACTGAGTCATCGAAGTTACTTTCCAACCCTATGGTCTCCTCAAGGATTGAATCGTTAAAGGCACAGATTGAGGTACAAGAATTATCTTCTTCGCTCTCTGAGAGAGAGAAAATAATTTCGCACCTTTGGGATATGGCAGAGCAAGAAGAAGTGTCAGATAGCACAAGGGTTAGGTCACTAGAGTTATTAGGAAAGACGATAGGTCTATTCTCAGACAAGGTTGAGATATCCGAGAGCAAGAGTCAGGATGAGGTAGAAAAAGAACTCAAGGATAAACTCATCGCTCTCTCACAAACCATCACATCATAATTCATTAAAGGGTCAGGAAAACACCTAAGTGAACCTTATGGTAAATACTTACCGCATGACCCCACACCCCCCTCTGAGAAAATTGATATGGATATCACCCCCACACCATTTTGCTCAAACAATCATATGATTTTCATATTAACGATCTTTTTTTATGCAATACATTATATAAACTGCAAGTAATACTGCAATTCCTAGTATATCGAACAAATTAATCGTCATTTTAGTTAGATAAAAAGTATAAAGCTATCAAAAGTAACGCTAAAACTACCCCTGCAACCCCATATGGAGGTTTTTGCTGTACCACCTTAGGTGTTTTTTTAGTATTTTTTGGTTTTTTTACTGTTTTCTTAGCTTTTTTCTTAGGTTTTTCGTATGCTTCATTAATATCTGGGGTCGAAGGATCATCCTTGATGTAATGTCCTTTTTTATTCCGTGCTCTTTTTTTCTTTTCTGCCATTTTTTGCTCCTTAAAAAAATTTTTTTACTAGGAGCTGACAATATTTACTTTCCTTTTTGCAACTCCCTAAAGTATAATCTAAAATAGATAGAATCTAGTAGATAGAATCTATTATAGAAAGTAATTAGATAGAATCTATATAGATACTATCTATAGAAGAATATACTCTTGTTTGATTTTTTGGTCAAGAACGAGTTTCGCTTGAATTGTAGCAAGGGCAATCCTGTAAGACTACTGATTCGTGGCGAGGAAGCCCTAGACACCCTCCCTTGTTTTAGGGCTTCCAATTTTTTTAGAACAATGCTAATAATATTCCTATAGGGAGCTTCAATGATTGGTTTTTTCATTAAATTAACAGCATTTTTTATTTTTTTGTTAGTTATATCTTTATTTATGGGTTGTACGACAACAGAAGATGTTGGATGTATGCCTGTTTATATAGGAACGGCATATGATGAAGAGGGTATGATGGAAACCTTAGAAGTTGAAGAGGTGGGATGTCCGAGAGAATAAAATTTCCAGAAAAGAAGTATAATATCATATATGCAGACCCTGCTTGGACTTATAAAGTTTGGTCAGGTAAAGGAAAAGAAAAGAAATCAGCAGAAAACCATTACGACTGTATGGATGATAATGACATTTTTAATTTACCTGTAGAAACAATTGCTGAAAAAGACTGTGTTTTGTTTTTATGGGTGACCTACCCCCTATTAGTTCAAGGATTAGAAACAATAGATAGGTGGGGGTTTACATATAAAACTTGTGGCTTTAGTTGGATAAAGAAAAATAAAAAGGCGGACAGTTTGTTTTGGGGTCTAGGGCATTGGACTAGAGCAAACAATGAAATCTGTTTACTAGCTACAAGAGGAAAACCAAAAAGAGTGTCTAAGTCTGTGCATCAGGTTGTATATGAACCCCTAAGGGAGCATTCAAGGAAACCAGATTGTGTACGAGAACGCATAGTAGAATTGTGCGGAGATTTGCCAAGAATAGAATTATTTGCTAGAGAAGAGGTAAGTGGTTGGGATTGTTGGGGAAATGAGGTTAATGGAAAAAAAGAAAATGGGATGTAAGACTTGTGAAAAGATACAAACAAAATCATGTCCTAATTGTAATAAAGAAACAATAATATCTTGGAAAATAGCAATGTTAATGGGAGAAAAGAAATGGCTAAAAAACTAATTGAAGGTAAAACAAGAAAATCTAAAACTAAAAAGATGTCTCATACAGGAGGTAATTCAAGACCTCTTGCTGGTAAAGTAAGGTGGGATGGAGAAAAATGGGTAAATAAAATGTTAGCAATGGAGAGTAGAATTGCGTAAAACAAAAATACCTAGATGGAAATCTGAACTATCTTCTTATTTTAAAAATGGAAAAAGAAGAAAAATGAAAGTTAGTTTGCCTAAATATAAATTTATGAGTATTGAAAGAGATAGGGATGAAGAAACCAGAAAAGATAACTATAACCTTTAATCCTGATCATGATGGGGTTTATATTCTAGTTGGTATTGATGGGGAATATCATAAGAAATATTTAAATGAAGAGGAACACGGAAATATTCTTCAATCTTGTACTCAATCATATTTTCAAAAAAAGTCTATCGCTTTACTAAATGATGCTGTAAAAATAGAAAAGGATTCTGAAGAACTATTAGAAAAATCAGAAAAACTATTAGAGAAGAATAATGGGAAGTAAAAGAAATTATAAAAAAGAATATGAAAATTATCATAGCTCTAAAAAACAAAAAGAAAATAGAGCAAAAAGAAACGCAGCTAGGAATGAAAAAATAAAAGCAGGTATAGTGCATAAAGGTGATGGAAAAGATATTCATCACAAAGACGGCAATCCTAAAAACAACTCAAAAAAGAACCTAGCTGTAGTTAAAAAAAGCAATAATAGGTCTTTTGCTAGAGACAAAAATGCTAAAAAGAAAAAGAAATGACATTAAATATTGATGTAAATAATGTTTTAAGTAATTTAAATAATTATTCTCCCGATCAGAAAAAAGAATTATTAAATTTATTAGAAGAATACGAACAAGCTAAAACTAATTCTACTTGTAAAGAAAGTTTTTTAGCTTTTGTTAAGGAGATGTGGCCCGCATTTATTAATGGAAACCATCATAAAATAATGGCAGATGCTTTTAAAGATGTTGTTGATGGTAAGTTAAAAAGATTAATTATCAATATGCCACCTAGACATACAAAATCTGAGTTTGCTAGTTATCTTCTTCCTGCATGGTTTTTAGGGAATTATCCCGATAAGAAGGTTATTCAAACAGCTCATACAGCAGAACTTGCCGTTGGTTTTGGTCGTAAGGTTAGAAACTTAGTTGGAGATAAAGATTTTCAAAATGTTTTTGGGGAAGTTAAATTACAAGCAGATAGTAAAGCTGCGGGTAGATGGAATACAAATCATAAAGGAGAATACTTTGCGATTGGTGTAGGGGGTGCTGTTACAGGTAAAGGTGCTGACCTCCTTATTATTGATGACCCTCATTCTGAACAAGAAGGTGCTTCCGCAGATGTGAATGTATTTAATAAAACCTATGAATGGTATACTTCTGGTCCTAGACAAAGACTTCAGCCAGGTGGAGCGATTGTTATTGTTATGACAAGATGGCATCAAAGAGATTTAACAGGTCAAATTATTGATGCAAGTATTAAAAGAGGTGGAGCAGATGAATGGAAAGTTGTTGAATTACCTGCAATAATGCCTTCAGGAAATCCTCTCTGGCCCGAATTCTGGTCGCAAGAAGAGCTTGATGCTTTAAAAGCAGAACTACCAGTTTCTAAATGGTCTGCTCAGTATCAACAAGACCCTACTTCAGAAGAAGGTGCTTTAGTTAAAAGAGAATGGTGGAGAATATGGGAACACGAATCACCTCCTAATTGTGAATTTATTATTCAATCTTGGGATACAGCTTTCTTAAAAACAGAAAGAGCAGACTATTCTGCTTGTACAACATGGGGTGTTTTTTATGCAGAAGATGAATTTGATGGAGCGTTAGCACCTCAAGTAATATTATTAGATGCTTATAAAGAAAGGTTAGAATTTCCTGAATTAAAAACAAAAGCATTACAAATGTACAAGACTTATCAACCTGATGCGTTTGTTGTAGAGGGTAAAGCGGCAGGTATGCCATTGATATTTGAATTGCGTTCTATGGGTATTCCAGTTTCGGAGTATACACCAAGCAGAGGAAATGATAAGATAGCTCGTGTGAATGCGGTTGCAGACTTGTTTGCTTCTGGTGTAGTATGGTGTCCAGATACAAGATGGGCGGAAGAAGTCGTTGAAGAATTTGCGGCTTTTCCAAACGCAGAACATGATGATCTTGTGGACAGTAGTACACAAGCATTATCGAGATTTAGACAGGGAGGGTTTATCAGTCTGTTTAGTGATGAGGTTGATGAGCCATATAATGAAAGAAAAAGAGCGGAGTATTATTAATGGCAATTGAAAAAACAGCGACACCTATTGATCCTGACAAGATAACAAATGGAGTTGCTACCGAAATAGAAATTGAAATAGAAGCAATTCCAGAAGAAGAAGGTTTAGTTATAGATTTAGGAGGTTCTCCATCTGGTCTTGAATCTGGATTTGGAGAAAATTTAGCAGAAATATTAGATGATGATAAATTAGATGTTTTAGGAAATGAACTTTATGATTATTTCCAAGCAGATAAAGAATCACGAGCAGATTGGGAAGAAACTTATGTAAAAGGTTTAGATCAATTAGGTTTAACTGTTGATGACAGAACAGAACCCTGGCCTGGTGCGTGTGGTGTTTTTCATCCGCTATTATCTGAAGCTGTTATAAAATTCCAATCACAGGCAATCTCAGAAATATTTCCTGCTGAAGGACCAGTTAAAACAAAAATTGTTGGTATTATTGACGAAGAAAAAGAAAAACAATCTCATAGAATTCAAGATTATATGAATTATTTACTAACAGAAAAAATGGTTGAGTATAGAACCGAAACAGAAAAGTTGCTCTTTTCCCTCCCCCTCGCAGGATCGGCTTTTCGTAAAGTTTATTATGACTCAAACATGGGGAGACCTTGCTCCATATTCGTACCAGCAGAGGATTTTGTTGTAAGTTACGGAGCAAGTGATCTTCTTACTTGTGAGAGAGCCACTCATGTAATGAAGAAAACAGAAAATGAAATTAAAAAACTTATGCATTCTGGTTTTTTCAAAGAATGTGATTTACCTGACCCTGCTCCTGATATTGATGAAATAACAGATAAATATAATAAATTAACAGGAGAAAGTGCTACAACATTTGATAATGATGGAAGATATACAATACTTGAAATGCAAGTTGATCTTGATCTTGAGGGTTTTGAGGATACAGAAAATGGTGAACCCACAGGAATAGCCCTTCCTTATATAGTGACTTTTGATAAATCAAGCACAAAGATATTATCAATTAGAAGAAATTATGAAGAAGATGACCCTTTAAAGAAAAGAAGGCAACATTTTGTTCATTATCAGTATTTACCTGGTATTGGTTTCTATGGATTTGGATTAATACATATGATTGGCGGACTAAGTAAATCTGCTACTTCTCTATTAAGACAGTTAATAGACGCAGGTACTTTATT